TAGATCCGAACATATTAAACAATTTACTAAAAAATGTTTGTTTTTGACCTGGTGGTTGAACTGGAGCTGGTGGTTGAACTGGAGCTGGTGGTTGAACTGGAGCTGGTGGTTGAACTGGTGGTTGAGCTGAAGCTGGTGATTGAGCTGAAGCTGGTGATTGAGCTGCTTGAACTTGAGATGTCGGGTTTGTCTGATCCATAATATATAATACATCCCTATATAAAATTCGTTAAACTGATATAATAATTTTAAAAAAAAATATTATATGGAAGCATTTGTTGAACAATTTATTTCACTAGACACAGATTTGTCTTGTGTAAACACAAATCCAAATTACGCTGAAAACTTTAAATTACCTATAGAATATTTAGATGAAAGTGTTTATCCGTTAACAGATATTGTTGTGAAAGACTTAGAGTTAGTTGAATCTCAATCAGAAGAATCAAAATCAATGTATGAATGTGTTTTTTCTCCTAAAAATGGGTTTTCAAAGCAAGTCATTCCTAACATTGGAAAAAATATTACTACAAATATTGAATTTTTGGAAGAAAGTCAACATATAATTACAAGTTTTTATGATTTCAAAACAGAACACGTAAACAGTACAGACGTAGAACAAAAATGGAGTGATGTAAAACATAACCCTAAATTTTATGAAACCTATGGATACGCAGAATGGGAAATGCTTAAAGAATATAACTATTCCTCTTGGTTTCTACAAACTCTTTCTGTGCTTAATATGATGTCACCAATCATGAGTTTCTTTATACCATTATTGTTTATGATTTTTCCGTTTTTTATTCTCAAAATGCAAGGGGTTCCTATTACGTTTTCTATTTATTTTGAAATTTTAAAAAATATTACTAAGCATCATTTTATAGGAAGACTTCTTACAACATGGGACCATTTTTCTATAGAAAACTTTATTTATTTATTGGCAACAACGTTAATTTACGGAATTCAATTATATCAAAATACGACGTTTTGTTTAAGGTTTTATAAAAACACACAAAAAGTAAATGACGATTTAATATTCTGGAAGAAATACATTCCACAACGCCGAAAAGAAATGGAAGAATTCGTAAATAAATACAGCGACTTATCAACATACAAATTATTTTGTGAGAACATTTATAAAAGAATCGACAAATTTTTATATATTGAAAACTTATTAGAACCTATAGAATCATTTAAATGCTCTATTTCAAAGGCTACTGAAATAGGACATATGTTAAAAGTATATTATATTTTTCATACTGATGATGAACTAGAAGACGCTATATTGTTTTCAATGGGATTCAATGGGTATATTCATTTATTAAAAGAACTATGTGTGAAATATGAAAATAAAACAATAAATTGTGCTCAATATGAAGAAAGTTCAAATGTAGTAAAAGTTGAAACAATAGATACAAGTGGTAATGAAGAGATCATACATGATAATTTTATAACTAAACAATGTTATCCAATTCATTCTGATGAAAAAGTATGTGTAGAAAATGATGTATATTTGGATGAATTTGGCGTTATTACAGGTCCGAACGCATCTGGAAAAACAACATTTTTAAAAACGACATTAATCAATATCATTTTAAGTCAGCAAATTGGATTTGGCTTCTTTGAAAAATGTAGAATTTGTCCATATACACATATTCATTCATACTTAAATATTCCGGACACATCAGGCAGAGATAGTTTGTTCCAATCCGAATCACGAAGGTGTAAAGAAATATTAGACTGTTTAGACGAATATAAAGAAGGTTATCGTCATTTTTGTATTTTAGATGAGCTGTATTCAGGTACAAATCCAAATGAAGCAACAAAAGCAGCACATTCATTTTTAGAGTACTTACGTACATATAAAAACGTTGATGTTTTCTTAACAACGCATTATACATCAATATGCGAAAAATGGGATAAGAATAATAGAAACAAAAAGAAAATTGTAAACTTGAAAATGATAGTTAATGAAGAAGAAAATACAATGATACCAACTTATAAAATAACAACCGGAATTTCTCATTTAGAAGGTGCGATCCATATTCTACAAGATATGAATTACCCAGAAGAAATAATAAATGGAATAAGCATGAAATAATACACTATCATTGTTGGGTAAATTCACGCTATAAATATGATCAAACCATACTAAAATAGAGTTCTTAAAAAAGATTTTTTCGTAACATAAATATAAATGATATACATCAAAAATATGTATATGATTAAAAATAATTATACAAATGGTGATATAAATAGTGATATAAAAACTATATTTACTAGTTATAAATGTAGTATTGATGAACCTATTATACAAAAAATATTAGAAAAATGGAAGTTATTAAATCCAACAATAAATGTATTGTACTTTTCAGATGTTGATGTAGAACAATTTTTTAAAGAGACTGACTATTATGATATATATAAAAAAATGAAAAATGGAGTAGCTATAGCAGATTTTTTTAGAATATGTTATATTAATAAATATGGAGGTTATTGGTTTGATTTAGATATTACACCTATAAAATTAAATTTACCAAAAGAGGGAAACATACATTTATTCGACGCTGGTTTTAATAATATAAGTTATATGTTTATAGGGGGAAGTCCTAATCAATATTTATTTAATGAAGTTATAAATATAGTAGTAAATAATATAAAAAATAATATTGTACAAAAACATAGCCATGTAATGGATATAACTGGTCCAAGAGTAATACAGAATATAATATGTAATAAATTAAACATAATAAATAAAGATGGGTGTTTAGTTGGTACATATATTCCTAAGAAATATTTAATTAATACTGAATATGAGTTTTTATATAGTAAAATAGATTTACAAGAAACAAAAACAATCGAATATAAAGTCTTGCAGAAAAAATATAATAAATTGAGTTATCAATGTTATGATTATATTTAAGGAAAATAAGAAATAATAATAGATTTAGATGATTTACGTATATTATTTGTAATTCAGGGAATTGTTCAATATGGGGGTAATAAAAACAATGATTATTGTAAAATAAACATAAAGAATATAGATCAAAAATAGGTATATGGTTAAAATAACACATAATGCTGGTTTTTTCTCATGTTGTTCTGTAAAACTTAGTAACATTGTCGATTTTATTAATATCTATAAAAAATTACCCGACCGTGTAGATAGTTCTGCACAATTTAGTTGGTATAAGAAAATTCCAAATAAAGATATTACATTTGATTATTTTGAAAATTATGAAAATGTTCCAGATGTTAATATGATATACCCTATACACTATCATCACACTTATCAATACGTAAACTATGCTAATTTAGATTATAAATGTATAACGCCATTAATCAAAAAATATTTTTCTCCATCGGTTGAAATAAATGAAATCATCAATAATATAGAAACAAAATACAATTTAGATTACGAAAACATTTGTGTATTATTTTATAGAGGAAATGATAAAAACATTGAAACAAAAACATGCAGTTATGATGAATATTTAAATTATATAAATCAATTGCTAGAAAAAAATAACAAGTTAGTATTTTTAGTACAAAGTGATGAAACCGAATTTATTGAATTCATTACAAATAAGTTTCCAAATAACTCTTTTTATTTCAAAGATGAAATAAGACATATGAAAAAATGCAATGATACTGTTGATAAAAAAATGAAATCTCAAAATTATGAATTTTCAAAAAAATACTTAGCCATAACAATAATAATGTCAAAATGTAAATATATCATATGTGGGAGTGGTAATTGCGATATATGGATAATGCTTTATAGGGGGAATAATAATAATCTAATTCAAAACATAAATGGTACTTGGTGCAACAATATCGTCTCGTAAACACGACTTTAAACAGTCCGACAACATGACATAAAATCATTAATATAATTTTGAAATTAAGGTATATAAATATATTCATATCATATATGAATAATGTACGAGAATATTATTGTTATACCGTTCAGAGAGAGAGAAACACATTTACAACATTTTATCGATAATACAATCCCTCTTATTGAAAAACACTTACCAAACACTAAAGTAGTAGTAGTTGAACAAAACAAGGGAAAATTGTTTAATCGTGGTGCATTATTAAATGTAGGATTCAAAGAGTATGAAAACAGAACGAATTACTTTTTTACTCATGATGTCGATATATTTCCGACAGAAGATGTGGTAAAGAATGTATATAGCGAACAAAACACGGACATCATCAGTATAAAATCGGCACATCGTGAAAGTTTGGGTGGAATTATCAAATGTAAGCACGATGTAATTTTTAATATGAATGGATTTCCAAATTACATTTGGGGATGGGGGATAGAAGATAGGGCGTTGTATTATAGATCCTGTCTAAAGAAAATTAATATAAAAATTAATAGAATACCAGGATGTAAGACACTGCCACATAAACAGAATGTAGAAAAATACATAAATGAAAAAAAAACTATCTCTGATATGTGGAAACCAAGCTACATTAATTCGGCAAGTAAGGAAGAAAAGGAAAAATTAGTACAGAATTCAGGTTTGAACGATATAAAATATACCATACTTGAACGGAAAATGATACACAATTTGGTGGAACTTATTAAGGTAGATATTTGAATTTTCGTTGAAAGACAAAAATGACTTGGCTTTTTATCAAATTAATATTCTTTAATAATAATATTAATATAAATAATTAAATCTATAAGCATTATATGATAAAGGAATGCAATAATATTAATAAATTGATACATAATAAACGAGTATGTATTGTGGGTCCAGCTAATTACTTAAACGATAAAAATAATGGGAAAAATATAGATACGTATGATATAATAGTACGTTTTAATAAAGGTCATAATTTGACAGATAATTCAAATATATTTGGAAGTAGGACAGATATTTTATATCATTGTGTATCTCAAAACAAAGAAGACGGAGGTCCAATTACAGAAGATATGGTAAAAAAGTATCACATCGTTTTTTCATATCCTCTTCTTACAAAAGCTGATAATACCAGCTTTAACAACGGGAACGTTATGAACTTTCAAAAATTACCACATTATGTCCCAAAAACAAACATTGTAGATAAAGAGACTTACTTAGAATGGGAAAAAGAAATAGGATGTAGACCTAATACTGGTATAATAGCAATATTAGACATATTAAATATGAATCCAAAAGAACTTTATATTACAGGTTTTACTTTATTTAAAGACGGCTATTCGAAACTATATAGAGATAAAATTGATAATGTGAATGTTACTGAAGAAAATAGCAAGTTTAAAGTTTTGGATAGAATGTTCAATGCTCGTTATAAAGGTGCACATGACCAATACTTGATATACTTATACTTGAAAAAACACATATTAAACAAAGAAAATGTAAAAATGGATGAAATATTAATAGATATTTTAAATTTTAATGAAAAAGATTATTCTAAACGGCTAAATTTACATAACTTAGATAGTAGAAGTATCTTTATTCACTATTTATATAATGATTAAACAATATAATATAATATTATATTACATTATATAATGGAGAAATTGTATTTACATAACCCCTAAATCCGCAATAATATTGCTAATATTGATTTAAATAACAATCTGTTTATAAAAGATTTTTTAAACGATACCAAACTAAAATACAAAGATTATATAATCACATTATTGGGTTACACAAATACTATAAAAAAGCATACAAATTGGTATCCATGGAATCGTTTTGTAGATGTGTTCAAAACAATCGGATATAACTGTGAATGGTGTGAACTTAAAAATATAAAAAGAAAAGGAGAAAAAAGACTATTCATAACATGGAATGAACCAACATGCGAGGAATTAATTGAAAAAGGTTTTATAAAAGAAGGTGACGTAATATTTCAGAAGTTGACATCTCTTGGTAAAGGTAATGAATCTGAAAATTGGACAAAAAATCCAAAAAGTTGGTGTAAAACTTGGAAATGGCCCTTGTATCAAATGTTTGAAAGATATTATGATAAAGGATATGATATATATGCATTTGGATGTAAATCATCTTTTGATGACTTTCCGGAAAAAAAAAGAATCTGTGAAAAAATGAAAAATAGAATTTATTGGATAACATGGGGAGGAACACCTTTCAATTTACGCCAAATACTACAGTGTAAACCTAAAATGGAAAATTTAGAGTATGATAGTGTGTTTATTGGGAGTAAATGGGGACGTGTTGGAAGAGGAAATATAGATGCTTGGGAAAAATATTTATCTCCATTAGAATCAAAAAACTTATTGATGCATTCCGGAGGTATTGGAAAAAAACACTTAACCAATGAAGAAATGGTGACTGAGCTCAAAAAAGCTAAGATTTGTCCCATTATACATGCACCTTCATGGCAAACAGAACATGGTGTACAAGATCGATTTTATACAGTATTTATATCAGGAAGATTTGGTATTTGCGATAATTTAGGAGCTATAGATATTTTTGGAAACGAACTACAAGATATTTGTTATGAAGACCCACAAAAATATTATGAGCGAACAATTCATTTTATGAACAATATTCAAGAGCAAGAGTATTATATTAAATTTATTCAAGGTAAAATAAAAGAGAAATATAATTTTTACGCACAATGGTACAATATCATGTGTGGACAACATGTATTTTAATGAATTTGCGTTGTTAATTAAATTATAATTTATGCTATATAGCTATATAGATAAATAATGAATAAATTATTCCATATATTTTTCGGATTATCTAATGACTCAAATAAAATCAATATCGGAATTGTGAAAAATTATCATAAATTTTTATCACATAATGATGATTTTAGTCTCATAAAATGGAATAAGCATAAGTGTGTAGAAATTATAAAAGAATTCTTTCCAGAATACATGCAAATATATAACATGACACACGATTATCGTTATAAATGTGATTTGGTGCGATTAATTGTTCTATATGTACATGGAGGACTATATATGGATATAGATGCAGAATGTCTTACCAACGTAAATCAGATGGGATTAAATGATAAAACTAATTTATCTGTTGTTTTTAATGATAACGAAACCGAAATATTCAACTCATTCATATATGTAAAATATAAACATAATCCATTTATTGAAGAATGTATACATAAATACGCAAAGTTATTACACACAGTCTTTATTGGCGCATGCCCATTAATGAAGGAAGTTTTTGATACATTATACAGTAAAGAAAATTATAAGAACGAAGGAATAATAATCCATTACGAAAAGCCAGAAAAAAGAAAAGAAAAGTGTGTTTCTAATGAAGAATTTTGGAAAAGTTTTTACATCTTTACAGAGAATGGAGAAAAAATATTGAAATCACGTTATGACGATTATTATTCTGACAAAAAAAAGCATTCAGACGTAGATTTTATGTAAATAAAAATACATCATCATATATTTTGGATTGATAATGTATTGAAAACTATAAAAAGAAATTTATTTTTTCTAAAACTTTTATACTTACTTTATCCACTGCCTCTAATGTATTAGAACCATTATGTGTTCCAAAAATATTCTGCTTGAAATCTCTCAGTTTATTATCATGAGACAATGGTTCTTCTTCAAAAACATCAAAACCAACGCTATCAATGTATTTATTTTCTAATAATTCAATTACATCTGCTTCACATATAATTGGTCCTCGTCCAACATTGATAATTTTTACTCCTTTTTCACAAAACAATATTTTTTCTTTGTTTAATAAGTGAAATGTATGTTTATTCAATGGACAACAAACAATTACATAATTTGCATTCTGTAAACATTCGTCTATACCACCTATTTTAATATCATTATATTCTGTTTTCTTATCAACATATAATGGATCTGATACCCAAATATCCATGTTAAATGCTTGTAACTTTCGGACAATGCATTTTCCAATATCACCAAAACCAACTACACACACTTTTTTTCCAGTTAACGTTTCACCACATGGTTTGATCCATTCATTATTAATAACTGAATTATGAATCGTATGTAATCTCCTGGATAAACACAACATATATCCAATTGCTACATCGGACACTTCTTCACCAAACATCTGTGGTGTATTGCAAATTGGAATATTCAATTCTTTACATGCATCAAAATCAACATTGTCTGTACCGACCCCCCATTTTACACACGCTTTCAGTTTTCCTTGTTTTCCAATTTCAAATACCGTTTTTGTAGCAGGATCATCCCCTATAATCCATCCATCATATTGACCAATAATTTTACATAATTCTTCTTCTGTCATTATTTGTTGAAAATCTGGAATGGTTATTTTGAAATTGTACTTATGTAGCATATCTTTAAATCGTTCTATTTGTTTAATCATTGGAGGACATGTTAATAATATATTATGCATTTTATATATATTATATTTTTAGTGTTTAAATGATTTTAATGCAATTAATGATTATATCATATCATATTTCTAGAAGAAATTTCTTCTAAATCTAATTTTTTAACGTCATTAATTGAGGGGATATCAACTTGTTGGTTCAATACTAAATAATCAAATAGTTCTGAAACAACTCCTTCTCCTCCATTGTTTTTTAAAGGTGTACTATTCTTTTTTACACATAACGGCGAATCATTAGGACAAAACGCATATCCTACATTATTAAAAACTTCTATATCAAATATATCATCTCCTACATAAATAGTATCTTCACTTTTAATATTGTATTCATCTAATATTATTTTTAATACATCTATTTTATTCATTTTTCCATTTGTTGTTCTTCCAGAATAAAATTTAATATTTCTAGTTTCAGCCATTTTTTTATTCCATATGTCACCACTTAAAAAACAAACGTTAATACCAACCGCTTTAAATCTTTTAATTGCTGTAAAATCTTTATCATTATATTGTTTATACATTGTATTTCCATTATAATCATAAAATTTTCTTCCATCTGTTAAAACACCATCAATATCTAAAATAAGTAATTTTATCATATGTAATAAAATATAAAAAAATGTTGTTATTCTAACGTAAAAATTTTTTTAAAGTACAATTAAAATCATGAGTATTTCTAATAACTTCGTTGTGTCGTAAATATTTAATTAAATTATGTTCAAAATGTATTCCAATATGTTTATAATTTGAGATTACTATTTTTCTTTCCCAATGATTGAAAAAATTTAAATATATTTTCATACTATTTACGCTAGACATTGCCATAAAATCGCATATTCCGTCTTCTGTATTATCACCTCCTGGTAATCTTGGATTATCTATAAAACTATTTTTATTAGGATAATATAATATATTTTTTTTTATATCTTCTAAAATAAAATTATCTATTTTTGTTTCTTTTATAAATATTAAATCATCTCGCATTCTAATAACAAATTGGTATTTGTCAATGTCTATAAATTCTAATGCTTTTTTCCACTGATAACATTGTATTAGCATTGAAAGACGAAACCCCTTTTTGTTTTTATAATAGTTAATTAATTCTGCATTTTCGTACAAAAAATCATTATAGTTTATATGTTTATATATAAATTTGTTACTATTATTAGTTAAATCATCATTGTACAATTTGTTATCATTCCATTGTAATAATATAATATCAAATTCAAGGTCTTTATTCACCTGTAAAAAATTTTTAATTAATTTATCTATAAAAATGTCACATATATAATTCCCCGTAATAATTAATGCAACTTTTTTAGTCATATTTATTATAAACACAATTTATTTAAATATATATATTGTATAAATACAATATGGATACAAAATTATTAAGTTCATTAAATATTTTAATATCATGTGCAGGTAAGGGTCAACGATTTAAAGACGCTGGTTATACAACATGCAAACCATTAATAGAAATCAACGGAATTACAATGATTGAACGATTAATAAATAGTTTAAAATTACCAGAATGTAATTTTATATTTATAATACAAAAGGTAGATAATTATAATGATAATTTTAAAAACAAACTAAAAAAACATGTAAAAAACGAAGAAAATATAATAATACTAAATCATTATACTGATGGCTGTGCACAAACATGTTTATTTGCTAAAAACATAATTAATAATGATAATCCATTATTAATAATAAATTGTGACCAAATATTTGACTGGAATCCTACTTTTTTTATTAATCATATACTAAGTTCAGATAGTGATGGAATAGTTTTAACAGAAAAAAATAATAATCCCACCTATAGTTATATACAAACAAATGATAATAACATTGGATTAAAATTATCAGAAAAAGAAGTAATTAGTGACGATGCTTTAATTGGTGTTCATTATTGGAAGCATGGTAAATATATGATAGAATCGGCAGAATATTTAATTGCTAATAATGTAAAAGCCAACAATGAATATTATTTATCATTATCTTATAATTATTTAATTAAAAATGGAATGAAAATTACAAAGTATCAATTTATGAATAATGAAAAATACTATGTTGTTGGAACTCCTTATCAGTTAAATTTCAATAAAAAATATTTAATCTAATAATATAAAATATAATGCCATTTATTAATATGACAAAGAATTTCGTTTTTATTGGGAATGCACGAACTGGATCAACAAGTGTATATAAATTTTTAAATGAAAAATGCAAAAATGATAAGATAATATGGGAGGATAGTTTAGGCGCAAAACCGTACCTATATCATATGAGCATACAAGATACAATAAAAAAATATCCTTTTTGTAAAGATTATCTTTTTTTTTGTTATGTTCGTAATCCATATACAAGATTTATATCATCTTATTTTGAATTTACTGTTAATAAATGTCATCATGTATGGTCAAACGAATTACTTAATTATAAAGATTTTAGGGAGTTTTGCTTAAATTTTAATGATACTGAAATAAAAAATGATATCCATTTCAAACCACTATCAGAACAGATTAAGTGTGACCTATCAATAAATTTACATGTTTGTAGATTTGAAAATTTTAGTGAAGATTTTAATATAGTCGCTAATATAAAAAATATTCCCAACCAAATAACTGTACATAGCAGAAAAACCAAGTATAGTAAACAAATTAATGACTTTTATGATGAAGAAATGAAAACTATTATACAGAATTTTTACAAAGACGATTTTGTTAACTTCAATTATTCAATTGATATAATTAATGTTTAATGTTTCCATAAATATTTATTACATTCCTCAATACTAATATTATTAATAATATTTTTATGTTTTCTAAAATCTACCCACTTTATATTTTCTGGTGATAAAAATAGGATTGTGTCATTCAAATTTTTTTCCCAAAATTCTAAATTAAAAGGAAATAACAATTTTTTGTTTAATACATCTTCAAAAAAATTATTAGCAACAGGACCCATTCCACTTTTGTCCCAACTAACTACCCATTTTTTTGGATTAAATATTTTTAACATATGATCAATTGTTGAATACATAAATAAATCCATGAGTAAATATTTATTTTTATAGTAATGAGTATTTAACATTATTTTTTTGTTCTCTATTAATTTTGTATGACAATAATCTACTATATTAGGTATCATTATAATACTATCTAATCTAGTTTTACATATGTATGTAAAACCTTTTTTTTTCGCATGTTCTAATCCTATGGTTACTAATTTAGGATGTCCCTTATTTATTTCATTTTCAATTATTTCATCTGACCAATAAAACCAATCACTATAATCTAATGTTGTTTTTAATGGCTTAATACCATGACCTGTCAAAATAATATAAGCGTTTGGATTATGTTTTCTATAATAATTCATACAGAAATTAAATACTTCAAATTTCCACTTTTCATCCTGTTTTATAAATTGATGTGTTATTAATATACATTCTGTCATTTAAATGATAGATATATTTATAT